CTGTGTTTCTTGCTACTCACATATCCCGAGTGGGCACAGTTGCTGCCTCTTAAGTATCCATTCTCAACAGAGCTTCGATCGTGTCGCCGGCAAGCTTGGGTGCTTCATACCGGGCATTTCCCTTTTTATTTTGGGTTTTCCCGCGCTTATCAACGAAAGTCCAGCCGTCGCAGTAATCCAAACACGACTGAGCCACCCTCTCGTACACATCACAAAGCGCGTCATAATTGACCCCATACACTTCTTCAAGGTAATCTGAAAACTCTTCGACCTCATGCGTCTTAGCCCCATTGACTATCGAATGGACTCCATCACGTCCCCCCATCTCTTTTAACTTGTTTTGTCTTACGTCGAGATAGGGTGTATCGGACAAGCGGTCCGCAGTCTGCAACAACAACTGTTTTACACCGGGCACGTGTCGATGTTCATAAGCAGCACTAAGATACTTGCCGCTCATGTAATCACGGTCATTGACTTGAGTGTTTCTGTTTGGTCTCAAGTTCAATTTTGCCAACACGCGTCCGAATTGTGGCACGGGACGACAACCTATAGTGCCCCGGATATACCTCTTCCTGTAAAAAGTGGCATAATGACGAGCTTTTTGAGGCACAACTTCGGCGACCATCCCCGAGTCGTCGAAGACCTTCTCTATTGCCTCTTTGAATTTTTGCTGGTCACCCTGGACATAACCAAGATAGTCGTCCCCCCCATGAATGTTCGTGCTCTCCTCAATGCCGGCGCTCTCGTGAGCAGCCTGCATAAGAGCCATGTGCACATACGAATTACCAGTGGTGGTCGTCGTCTCACCGGACCAACGCTCACCCTCTATCGGTGCGGCCACGCCGTAGCGGGTCCACACTCTGATCTTTACAGTACGCGCAAACTCACGAACAAACCAATCAGGGGCGCCCAATTTCTTGTAGAACGTCGCTTCGTACTTGCGAAATTCTTTTGATTGACTCCCGTCGTTGTTCTTTGCGTCACTCTCAATGGGTTCACCACGTGCCTGTTCCATAATTTCTCCCAACTCCTCACCCCCCATGCCGCACGCGTACAGTGCGATATTACCGGTATTCTTGGGGTTCCGGAGAGAGAAAACTTCTTTCATCCTGTTGTTCAGCTCCATAACAACAGGACCCGTTAATGCGTTGTACATGTCAGTTCCTTGGTATACAACACGCG